CTTAACTAGCCTGAAAGGTTTATTTAGTCCTGACACACCCTTTCTAACAAAGATGAAAGATTTATTTGTAGGAGGGTTAGAAGGCTTTACAGGTATATTTAAAGGTGTAGGAGGACTCCTGGGTTCTTTAGTTCAAGGAGGCCTTGGGAGTTTATTTAAGTTCTTACCGTTTGCAAATGGTGGAATGGCTATGGGTGGCTTCCGTACTGCTGCGTATTCCTCGGGCGGACTTGCAACTAAACCAACTATTGGACTAGTAGGAGAAGGTAAATATAATGAGGCAATTGTTCCCCTGCCAAACGGCAAGTCTATCCCTGTACAGATGCAAGGTGCAGCGGGGTCACAGAATAATGTAACTGTAAACGTGGCAATCGACGGCAACGGAAACGCTAATACAAATATGCAACAAGATTCTCCGCAGGCAGGAAATCTAGGCGCATTGATTGCTAGAGCAGTTCAACAAGAACTACAAAACCAGAAACGTTCAGGCGGTATTCTTAACCCATACGGAGCAGCATAATGGCAATAGGATTTACAACTTCAGTAGCTTTTGGCAGTAGGGCGGTACTCCCAGATAAGGGATTAAGCCGCCAAAGCCAGCCAAAAGTGCTAGTAGCGAAATTTGGGGATGGGTATGAACAAAGAATTGCCGATGGAATTAACTCTATTGAGGAAACTTTTAATATATCCTTCGCAAATCGCATAAAAGAAGAAATTGATGATATAACAGGTTATCTAGCGTCTTTAAAAGGCGCTAGTTCCTTTTCTTTAACAATTCCAGATAGTAATAATGCAGGAGAGCTTGCAATTAAAGTAGTATGCGAAAGCTACTCTCAAAATTATACTTATAACGGATTCTACACAGCAACAGCAGTACTTAGAAGAGTATACGAAGCATGAGTGAACTAATCAGTGTAGTACAAAAACAAGAGCCTGGGAGTGAACTAGTAGAACTATTTGAAATCACCGTAAAAGGTGTTACTCTGTATTTTCACAATGGGTTAGAAGCTACTCTATCGAATGTAGAATTCAGGGAGCGTACTTCTCCTTATGCCGCTAAGTCTTACGTACCCTTTCCAATTAGTATGGAAGGCATTGAGTATGCGGCAGATGGGGTACAGAACCGTCCGTCTCTTACAGTCGCAAATGTACTAAATACTTTTTCAGACGCTACAGGAAATATTCGTAACGAAGACTTAGTAGGCTCCCGTGTAGTAAAAAGAACTACATTGAAAAAGTACCTATATGGAGAATCAGGCGATGCGACTCCCCCTATAGAGTTCCCTTCTAATAAATATATAATTGACAGAGTATCCTCAGAGAACAATACCTCTGTAGTTTTTGAACTTTCTGCTCCTTTTGACTTATCAGGAGTAGTGCTTCCAAATCGCTCAATTGTAGGAAAATACTGTAGTTGGCAGTATCAAGGAAATGATCTAAATCAACGCGGTGGGTGCATTTGGAGTAAGAACAGTACACTAAGCTATGCTAATGGGTCTGGGGGAGTAACTACTCATAAGGCATACTTTACACAGAAGGATGAGCCTATTGTTTCAAACTCTGTTGTAGCAGCAATGACATCAGCCGGTTGGGCCTCTGGCAGTTATAAGACTTATACTACTTATAATTCTGGTATCTCCTACTCCGTAGGAGCCTATGTAGAATATAACGACGGAATTCAAACTACAGTTTGGGTTTGCACAATTGCGAACTCCGGTAAAGCCCCAGGGACGGAATCACAATACTGGACTAAAGGGGATATATGCGGAAAGAAACTATCCTCTTGTAAATGTCGTTTTCAATTTGTCCCAACAGCCACAAACTCAGTACCTTCTTTAGAAAAGAATACGGGTAAAATTCTTCCCTTTGGAGCCTTTATAGGCAGTATGAAGTTTAGATGATAGAACAGATACTTGAACATTTTTCAAAAGAATACCCAAGGGAAGGGTGTGGAATAATAGGAATTGTAAAAGGAAAGAAAAAGTGGTTTCCTTGTACAAATTTAGCCCACGGAGTAGAAGATTTCGTACTAGACCCAAAAGAGTTTGTGCAAATTAAAAAACAGGCAGACGTAGTAGCAATTGTACACAGTCATGTAGGCGCTCCGAATACTGCTAGCGAAAATGACATAAAATTTTGCAATGCACTTGGTATCCCCTATTATATTTTTAGCTATCCAGGAATGGAATTGAATATAGTAACCCCAGAGTATGTAGAAAATATACTTATTGGTAGAGAGTATGAGTTTGGAAAATATGATTGTTTAGAAGCAGCTAGAGATTACTACTTTCAAGAGCTTGGAATTACACTACAGAATAGGTTGCCTTACCTAGATGATTGGTGGAAACTAGGGCATAATTATTTTACAGAAGAGCACATGAAAGAGTGGGGCTTTCGTAAAGTAGATAGCTTAGAAATAAATGATATACTTATTTTTACCATGGGAGCTTTAGTACCCACCCATTGCGGAGTATACCTTGGTAGTGATGTGTTTTTCCATCATGCAGTAAATAGACTATCTTGTAGAGAGAACCTCTACCCTCTTTGGAAAAAGCATTTAACAGGAATTTATAGATATGATGCGTAAGATTTATTTAGAAGGCGAACTAGGTCGTCAGTTTGGAAAAGTACATTCTTTTAATGGAGAATCAGTACAAGATGCTTTTCGCCTTATAGCGTCAAATAAGCCAGAATTTAGAAAATATCTAATAGACGCTGTAGAGAGCGATATTGGATTTTCCATTCAGGTAGAAAATACGCATATCGAAGATGTTCGAGAGTGTTTGCTACCTCTGAGAAATGGGGATATTATAATTACTCCCGTTCCTATGGGATCGAAGTCTGGGGGAGGAAAGATACTCACTGCTATAGCTATAGGTTTGTTACTCTTTATGCCCGGTGGTGCACTGCTCCTACATGGAGCCGCCGGCAGTACTATATTTAGCATGGCAGCCGCAGGAGGCTGGGCGGGGGCAACTGCATCAGTATTAACCGGCTTAGCGATCAACTTAGCACTCACTGGTATTCAACAGCTTATGGCTCCGGATCCTGCTGTAGATCAGGAGGACGAAGGCTACCTATTTAACGGGTCAGAAACAAATATTGTTGAAGGCATGCCAGTACCTCTTCTATACGGAGAGTTGCGCGTACCTGGGTATCCAGTATCTTTTGAGATTATTCAAAGTGGAAAAACTGTAACTGCGGAAGAGCAGTATATTGATGATAGTGGTAACATTATCAATAATCCTTACGAAACTACAAATAATGCTTACCCAGAAGAGTTAGCGTACCTATATGGAGATAATAACACTGTATTTAATTTTTCTGCTGGAAGCATTAATACCGGAAGAGTCTCTGGTACTCAAGATATTCTTTTTACCGATATTATTTCCGAAGGGCCTATTTATGGATTAGTCGATGGGGGTAACTCTGTATATCTTGACGATGATCCTGCTCAATTAGACTCCCAAGCTGCTACTCGATTATCAGATACTCCGGTTGAGTTCGTGTTTACTAATGGTAGTGCAAATGTAACTATTAACAAAAATGGGTACACTAAAAATATTGAAGCAGATTTAGCTAATGGCGCAGCTTATTTAGTTGTTCGCAACTATAAATCTTCTGCTGGTACAGCATCAGAAGCAACTGTTGCAGGTAGTGCTAGGGCTATTAGTATTACGACCAGCACAGGAATCTTTCAAGCAGGGTACGTATACCCTCGCGGAGCCTCTACAACAACTGTAATAGTTCGTCTAGTATCTACAACTGGAAGCACAATATTTGAAGGGTATATTGATTCTTATACCTCTAGCACACAAGTTACCTGTATTCCTTTACAAGGTGCAGATATTAGTCCTGCATTCACTACGGGAAGCTACACAGTAGTTATAGACGGCAAATTACAGGTAATTTCTATTGCTTCGAATCAAGAGTCCCTTATTCTAGCCGCTGCATTCCCTGTTGCTTCTAATACGTATAAAGCTGATCTTGCAGGAACTAGCTATGGAAGTCTTGCTCTAGAGGATAGAATTGCACTAGGCTCTAAGTATAGAAGCTATAGCGTTCAGTTTAGGTCAGGTAACTTAACTCAGCCTGCCTTTGCAGATGCAGCAGGTACAGGCGTTGGGTCGATTGCTTTAGGTCAGGGGGTTTCTTTTACTCCAGGGGCCCCTACTTTATATGCAGAAGAGTACGAGGCTAGCAATCCTACTGTAGAGTATACGGGTACATCTGCCTCCGCTTTCGGGCTATCTTTAGCCCAAGCAGAAGAAGTAGATGAAATTCGAGTAACCTTTGCGTATCCACAGCTTTGGAATAGAAGTGAGACTGGTAGCCAAAAGCGTGCAACTGTACGATATAACGCTTTTATTTCTATTTCAAAAGATGGAAGCACCTTTAGTAGTTACCAGGCTTTACAATCTAGCTGGGAGCATGTTGACAGAAAGAATGCACCTAGCATTTGGGAGGAAGTAGTAGACTTACGCCCTTATCAACCATTTAAAGATTTTAAGCTAAAGATAACTCGTACTACCTACAATGATAGAGCCTATAATGAAGGCACAAACACATTCAATACTAGCTACACAACTTCTAGTGATGTGCAGATTAGTTCTCTTAATAGTATTATCAAAGAGAACTTATCTTACCCTCTTACAGCAATGGCAAAAGTACGAGTAAACTCAAAAGAATTTTCTCGTGTTCCTTCTCGTACCTATCACTGCAAAGGTCTAAAAGTATTAGTGCCTTCTAACTATGTTACAAGGGATGAGGGCGCAAATGGAGTTGCTAGTTATAATAGAAATATTACTACGGGTGCAATTACTACATCCTACCAAGATTGGGACGGTGAATTTCGCCCTGAAAAAGTATACACGAATAACCCAGCTTGGGTATTCTATGATATTCTAACAAATACTCGTTATGGGTTGGGTACTTGGCTAGAAGCTACAGATATTGATAAATATGCATTATATAGAATCGCTAGATACTGTGATGAGCTAGTACCTAATGGAAATGGTGGGTACGAGCCAAGATTTACCACAAACGTATACTTAACGCAAGCTACAGATGCCTATAAAGTATTAAAAGATCTTGCCACTATATTCCGCGGAATGCTGTATTGGGTAGACGGTCAAATTTTCACAACTATTGACCAGCCTTCTGATCCTGTCTATAATTTCTCTAAAGGTAATATAATAGAGGGTGCGTTTAATTATGAATCCACAGGAAGCAAGACCAGAGCTAATCAAGTAGTAGTATCTTGGAATAACCCTGCTGCGAATTATAAATTAGAAAACCTAATTGTAGAAGACCCTCAAAATATTGTAAATACTAGTAAAATTATTACAGAAGAAGCAGTAGCTTTTGGTGCTACTACTGAAGGTCAAGCACTTCGCTATGGAAGATGGAAACTTTGGACTGCTGTTAATCAGACAGAAATCGTGTCTTTTAAAACAGCTCTGAATGCAGCTTTCTTAGCTCCTGGTGATATTATTAACGTACAAGATTCTGATAGGTATCCAGGAAACCTAAAATACAGTGGAAGAATTAGTAACACTGGAACTAGAAATACCACTACTATTCCTCTTGATAGACCAATTACTTTAAGTTCTGGCTCTACTTATGAGTTAAGTGTATTGACTTCTGGCGATGTAGCAACCCTCGCACAAGATAGTGCTGTAATTAGTTCAGTTACATACTATAGGGGAGATATTTTGCCTGACACGGACAATATTGTTGACGACTCAGGAAATTATGTAGATATTACTTACAAGCCTTACACTAATATAGAGACACGTGCCGTAAGTACGTCAGCAGGCAGCAATGTTACCTCTTTAGCAGTATCTTCAGCCTTTTCCGAGACTCCTGCGGCTGATACTATTTGGGCACTCCGTGAAGCTATAGGCGGAATAGAAGTTCTCGGCTCGAAAAAACTATATAAAATTCTTTCTATTTCCGAGGAGTCAAGGAATGAGTATGCAATTACAGCAGTAGAATTTTATAATGAAAAATATACTGCTGTAGATGAGAATTTTACTCTATCAACACAAGACCCAATATATCGCCCGCCTATTTCTGGGGATATAATTCCTGCGCCTCGTAACGTTTATGTATACGTAAGTGACTTGAACTCTGGGCAGGTAGAAAATGATGCAGTATTATACTGGGATGCTCCTGTAACTAGCGAAGGGGCTGACTATCAGTACGTAGACTACTATGAATTAGACTTAAGCTTACCTGGGTTGCCCCCTATGGTTCGAGTAGGTAAGAACCAACGAAGCGCTAGCGGTTTTGATCTTCCCGTAGGAACACATACAGTAGGAGTTCGTACGGTTGCTGTAAATGGACAAAAATCTGCTATAGTTAAAGCTACGTTTAATATTGAAGATCCTGCTCGTCAGGCTGTTCCACGTAAGTTTGGGATAGCTCTTGGTGCTGTATCTAGCTCTCCTGCATTTATTACATCAACTGGAAACTTTACTTTTGAGAATAAAGACTTTACTATATCCCCTGTGGGAGATCCTACAGTAATTGTTTCCTTTGATGGTAGCCCAGAGGCAGAATATATTCAAGATTGTTCAGGAATGAGCAATGTGGATTACTTGGCTCTTCCTACCCAAGAAGATAAGTTATTAGCTGCTCATTTTATTATGTTGGACTCTAATGACTCTGACCCACTCAAGTTAATTAAGTACTATAAAGATCCTGCTTTAGGGTACGGATATTTTTATAACACAGGAGCAGGTAGTACAAGCCCTTCCAGTAATTGGACTAATATTGGTACTGTAAGTGTATCAGTTAATTCTAATAAAGTAATAGGAACTGGTACATCTTTCTTGAGCTCAGTACGTGCAGGGGACTTAATTAAATTTAGCTCTACGCAAGCAGCAAAGGTAGTATACATAGCTTCTAACACAG